GATTCTTAACCTGTTTTTACCTTAACTATCTTTCTCTGCAATCGCAGCTAAGAAGCAATCATCGAGACCAATAACCCAATCTGCGATGGTAGGAGTAATAGGCATACGAAACATCGCGGCGAAGGCTTGGAGTTCTGTGTATGATATAGGATTCGGGGAGGAAAATCCTACAGAGCGTCTGCGGTGTAGGGTCATGAACAGATCCCAAATCACTTTTTGTGCTTCCGGGTATTCCGGAGGAATGAGCTCGGGAGGTGTTTCTCCCGAGACTCGTTGTGCTGTTTCAAGGTGGGCTCGAATCGTAGATTTACCGTCTGTGGATAACCGATTTACTCGGAAGTACCACTTGCAGTAGTCTCGGAGTTGGTCACCGTTTGCGTAAAAAAATTAGAACGGTCTCCAATGAAAGAATCCACCTGTTCCATAACCCAGGGAAGCTCGCGGTACACCTGTTCAACAGTAGCGCGATCAAAGGAGGGCACACCGCCATGGAAAGTGCAACCCTCAGTCCATTTCCAACCGGCAGTCGATTGAACCAGGATAGCTGTTGCATCATCCTGAATCTCTTCAGAAGAGAGTTGGATACGGCCGGGCTTCATCAACTTCATACGACGCTCAGACCGAGACGCGGAAGCTGCGCGGTATACAGAGCTGTCAGACCCAAAGACTGAAATGGAGAGTCCAATGGGCTTGCGAGAAATCGGGTGAATCACATCAAAAGAGATGGGAGTTTCAGAAGGTTGGAGTGAGGCGAGGTCCATGGTATTTCCTACAGTCAGTTAAAAAGAAAAGCCCACCCGCAATAGGTGGGCTCAGACAAACTCCTACTTTACATCTGTGAATCTTGCATGACGAGCGTTGTCTTCTCAGTAGCAAGAGCCGTGCCGCCCGCTGAGTTCAACAGTGCCGTAAAGGGCAACGTCTGCACAATGCCCTGCTCCCCATCAGATTTAGACGAACCTCCCAGCTTGATGCGCGGCATAATGAAACTGACGAAGTCAGCCGTTGCCGCGATTCCATCAGTGAGGTACAAAGCTATGGAAGCCTCCGTCTCATTGAGGAAGATATCGCGCATCGTGGCATCCTGGAAGTAGACCGACAAGTTTCCTGACACCTGAACGCGGCCAGGGAATACCGCTGAGGTGCTGTTAGAACCAACAGCACTGCTCGTAGAGTGACCACCAGAGATGGAAATGCTTGCTCCGGTGACGATTGCAACCGGTGACCCCTGGAGTATCAAATAGCCGGACACAGCTGCAAGAATACCAGTCGTGGTTGACGCGGTAGGTGAAGAGTTGTATTCAGACGTACCAGTTACGACGTCTTTGCCCATCACGCTGAAATTGACAGTTGCCATACCAGTAGTTGGCAATTGAATTTCAGCGCCAGTCATCTTACAACCAGTGAAGACTTCAGATTGTGCGATGGTGCTGTAGAAATGCTCAATCGAGAAAGACTGATCCGTATGTCCAGTCAACGGTACGTAGGTGCGCTTGCCGGGCCATGACATCGTACAAGATGCAATCGGGCCTTCTGCAACTAGGGCAACGCCGTTGAGCGGGTAACCCGTAACAACCAAAGCTGTAACGCCCGTCACGAAAATATTTTTGTTGATGTTCGCTGCATTCAATGTACCGACGCTCAGACGAACTACATCACCGACCTTGACACCACCAGTCAAGAAGTCTCCCGCAGCACGCGTAATTGTGTACGGTCCGGAACCTGCGATAGTAAGAGAGAGCGCAGTCAGTGACGTAACAGCGGCAAAGTCGCGACGAAGCATCGATTCGAAGAAGGCACCATACGTCTTGGCAGAAAGCTCACCTTGAATGGAACCTTCCACCTTACGCATACCGTGCCGGAAATCACTAATTTGGTAGTCATCACGAATTTCATTGGACTGGTACGTGTCTTTCTTCAAGTCGATGTCGGATGTGACACGACGAAGACGCTGACCACCAGATGTTCCCGCAATAGTGCCCCACGTGGTTTCTTTCTTGAAGGTTAGCTTTTTCGCTACGCCTGTTTCGAGTGCCATTTTACTTCTCCTAAGGTATCAAGTAGGACTGAAATTGAACAGAGACTGGAATTTGAAAATATGCGTCCAAATCAACTCCAGACCCACGCCATGATTTTAATATGAGAACAGTGTTTCCGCTATTTGTAAGAGTCAGCCCTCTTGTGTAGTGGTCCAAGAGCTTCTTCACCATCAAATCGATATCCTTAGTACCTTTACCTGCGGGATAGAGCACGAGGAGTTGCAGCACACCTTCGTACCGCTGCGGTGCTCCCAAACCAAACATAGGTGCTACAATCTGCGCGGGAAGAATTGACACCTTTAAGTACGCCGTCCCCTTTGATCGGTATTCCACATTCTCCCAGGAGATGGGCAGGATGCCGCTGATAGAAGCAAGGTCTTGGCGCAATGCGGAGTAAACTGAATTAATGTCCATTTTGGTTTCTCTTAATTGAGCCCAGCAAGGATAGAAGTAAGATTGCTGCGGTGCTCTACCATTGTAATGCGAACCATCCCCTGTGGTGCTTGCTGTGAGCTGCCATACTCAAGTCGAATCGCGTAGGGCAGGCTGTTCGTTAGGTAAATGATGCCACCCGCTTTAACTGCCAGCAATGTCATTGTACCATTCGCAAGAACACGGCCGCCAGCTTTATCAACTGCACCGGAAGTATCCAAATTTATATCACCGACACCAATCTGCCAGTTGCCACGAAACCTGCCTGTATCTACCGGAGACTTCATCACCAGGGAACGGAATAGATCCAAACAGATTTTACTGTGGGCAGCATCGAGGCTGATGCCTACCTTTGTAGCAAACCGAGCGATGTCCGCTGCAAAGTTCGACATGCAAGTTACTTCTTGGCCTTTAATCCAGAAAGTCCCCACCTCTTGTCATAAGCTGCTGATTTAGCAGCAGCATTTTGCTTTGACTTTTTGTTGGCGGAGCTTACGGCAGCTGAGCGGTGCTTTTCCGCACCCAACTTTGACTGTATTGCTGCTTTTGCTGCCAAAAAATTCGCCTTTTTCTCTGCATCAGATAGTTCTTTGTGTGAAACCGTCTTCTTCTTGGTACCTGTTTTGATACCCACCTTGGCAGCGGACTTCTTCAGTCCTCTGCCTGCCCGTTTCGCGGCTGCCGCCGCTCTTGCTGCATCAGTCCATGCCATGATATTACTCCTTTACTTTTGAATCTTCCCGACAACAGTCCAAAGTGCTGTTGCTAGGTCCGTCACGTAAGACACGATCGAATAGGTTTTCGAATCATGGGTCACTGTATCGTAGTAGTCAGGATGCACACCCACCATGCTCGAAGCCTTAATCAGAAACCGCTTCATTACCAAGGCGTCCTCTGCACGAATTTCGCCGCGGGCTACTGCCCCACCATCGATGGGCAGAACAAGCGAAGGAACCACCGTAGAAACAGTTACATCCGATATGCTGCCGTCCGAAGGATCAACGGTTTTGGTGTGCTTCGTCAGTGTGATGGAATCTTGCATATCCTGTGTAACAGAAAAGGCAATCTTCACGGCAGTGGTGATTAATGAGCGCACACTGACCTCTTAGAAGTTTTCGTCGCCGAGATCATCGAACGATACCTTCTTACCCGCAACCGAATGCTGAATCTCACGTATACGATCAGCAGTAACTCGAACAAGAGGTTGCTTGGCTACTTTAGCGCCAGACCCGCGAGGTTTACGTGGGTCGGTTGCTGGCATAGTGCGAGCGATTGCGGTCAGCGCCTTTACGGCCTGAACTTCGCTTACTTTTAGATGCCCGGACGATCCCAAGACAGTACGGCCATCCGCTTTCACACGAGCAAGATTTGCCGCAACCTGCGTCAAGTTCTGTCGATTACTTTTGCTTGGATCGGTGCCGAATGTAGCCAATGTCTCATTGACTATCTTGTTGTCAACTGTATACTTCCCAGCAGCGTTACGCTTCGGAGCAGTCTTTTCAATTGCACCGCCCTTTGATGTTGCAGCTTCAGCACGAGCGTCGATGTAATCAAGCATTCGATCTTGCTTGGCTTTCATCTTAGAGGCACGGGATTCTACGGCAGGGTTGTACGCATCCTTTGCACCAAAACCCGCGAACTTGTTGGTCTCAATGTCACGCCGTTGTGTCTTTGCTTGGGCGCGTTTACGGTCACCCATAAATACAGTCTTGGCACGAGCCAAACGCGCCTTCAGGGCTGCGGCCTTGCGAGTCTCAGCAGCTTTCTTTCGGGCTTCATCAGTCCAAGCCATGATTAACTCCTAGCTACGGGCAAAACTTTCATCTTGGACCCGTTATCAAAGGTTCCGTAAGGCGCGATCAAATCACGTACTGCTTGTGGAAGAACGGGTGCTGTCGTTGTCTTGTCGAACGTGAGTGAAACAGCACCAGTAACACTCAAAGAAGCGATTCCTGCTGTATCTGAGTCTAGTGTACGGTCAGAAAGAAGTAACGACAGTGCGAGCTCTGCTTGCGCATATTGAATGAACTTAGGTATCTCTTCCGGAGAGTAATACTGACTTGTATTGATGGAGACGACACCGTGCCGTGGCCATGACAGAGCTTGTAGGTAATTTACAATCGTTCCTGCCCAGGATACCCGCGTATCGAGAATCTTTGCAGCCCAAAGCAACGCTCTATCTTTATCCAGAGCGTCAGCGTCGGACCAAGTATCCGAATGCAGCCTATCTGTGAAATAGACATCGGCTTCAGCCCTCGTAAGATAACTGTTCGAGGCTGACCCTGCAATCGTCGTCACAAGGGCTGAAGTCATGTCTTATCCCCGTTTACGCAGGGCGGGTTTAATAGCGGGTTCTTCTGGAACAGGGTCTTCGCTAATGACAGGAGCATCAGCGGCGGTAGGGATGTAGGGAGCATGCTCAGAAGCATTGAAATCGATCTTATTGATAACGATGAAACCACCAGCACCATCTTCAATCTTCATTGTCTCCAAAAGGTCTGCGGGGGACATTGTGAACTCCATAGGTTGGTTAAAAAAGGCAATGGAATCAAGTGTTTACTAGTTAGGTAACTACTTGATTCCATTTGGGTTTTACTACACACCAGAGCTTACGCCCCGGAAGCTTTGCGCATCAACAGGAAGTCGAATGTGCCCGCGGGGTGAGTCAGGGAACCGGCGGTCGGATTGATAAAACGAACTGCAACTGTGTTCGCTGCCTTTACATAGGCGGCTGCAACAGAGACAGCATTCGTTCCGTTAGCGGGAGGGCAGACCGTAACCATGTCACCCACGGCAGCACCGGGGACAGTGACATCCTGGAAGACGCCGGAGACGGTTGCGGAAGCGGCGGGAGTGAATGAAACGGAAACCTTCTTCGCCCAAATGAAACGGTCGGAACCGTCGTTCTCAACGCCAGACTGGCCTTCGGTTTTTGCATCAAACATTTTCTTCTCCTAAAGAAATGGGACCGAAGCGACTCGGTCCCATTTAGGTCACATCAACGGTTAGCCGGCGACGCGAGCAGCGAGGTCGGGGCGAACCAGCGTAGCACCGTAGAGGATGTCGTAGGAGAAGCGCGTGCGTTTGTGTTCACGCGAGATCTCCAGACGCAGTGCCAACCCAGTAATCGGATCAACAGCAACCTCGATGATGTTACCCAAGCCTTGACCGCTGTCAGCCAACGGGCGGGAAGCAAACCCAATAGCATCACGGTGGAGAGCCAGGTTACAAACGTGAGTGGATTTCACGCTGACTGCTTCGGAGCCTGCCAGTGCAACCTTCAGTCCGGGCTCAACGTTCACCGTCACATCAGTAGAAGCAGATGCCTGAGTAGCGGCAGCAGTCACGACGTAGGTTTGAGTCTGGCCAGCGAAGGTGATAATGTCACCAACCACCAAAGCACAAGCACCAGACGATGCCGCCGTAGTACAGACAATCGCCTTCAAGCCGATAGCCTGGGCGGTTGAAGCCTTGGCAATCAGGCCGGTAGTGATTGTGCCGGCCGTGTGCGACGGAATTTGCTGGTCCATGAACCAGTCGAATCCGAGGCGGCGAGTGATAGTACCTTCCTGGATAGCGTCGGCAGTCATCGCCCACGAGGCATCTTGGAATGCACGCAGGTCCAATGCGTTCGCCTCAGCATCCGGATCCATAATGAAACGACGATCGTTCATCGGGGCCAGCTGCTTGTTCAGGATCTTGCGAGCCTGGGTGGCAGCAGTAGTCGTCGAAGCGAACGGCGTAGTACCGGGAGTGCCGTAGAAGCCGTAAATGCCTTTGTACTTCGACAAAATGTAGGCATTGACTGCATCGGACAGCGACTTGACAGCTTCGGAGGCCTGCATCGGAATAACACCATCGCTGGCTTGCTGCTGGTCCTTGTCGGTCAGGTAGAACGGCGCTTCCTTCCACTGGTCCAAAGTAATCAGAGCGGAAGTCGGGGCCACATCAGCTGTGGACGGGGGAGTGTTCGCCGGGGTAACATCTTGTGCAGCAACGGCGGAAGAAACGGGGATAGTGACAACCAGGCCCTTGGTGGCAAATTCCATGGAGTAATCGGAATTGACCAACAGAGGCATCAAGTTGGCGCTGCGGAGTGCAACCAGACCCTGCGCGAGCAGTTTCGGTGCAAGTACGGATAGATCATTCGCCACGGTGGGCTCCTTTCTGAGTGATGGAAGATACTGTGCCCACCGGGCGATTTACTACGTGATTCAAGATGGTTTACTCCGTAAACCTCTGTGGTACATATATTAACCTACCTACCAGAGAAACAACAAAAAAAGGGGAGACGTAAGCCTCCCCTTTCGTGGGTCAACAAAATGAATTAGGCCTTCGGAAGTTTCTTCTTCGGAGGCTTCTTCATCTCTTTCTTCTGCTTATCCTTGCAAGCCATAAGTACCTCCAAGATAAAGGTTAATCACGAACTTCCAACTCACCGGAAGCGATCTTCTCTAAGCTCTTCCCATAGTTGGGATCGCTGCGTGAGATATACTTCATAGAAGGTCCCCCGTTGCTCGGCTTAC